GTGGGGCATCAGGATAAGCCTCAATTAAATCTATGGGAACACAATCTTCCGCAGAGCATGTGAGAATTTTCTTGGTACCAAATAATTTGGTAAACCACTTCTCATACCTCTGCAGTCTCCTATCATAATTGATAAGCGACTCATAGATTCTCCGTGTTAACCATTCGGGATGATAATCTGTGGCAGCCGTGGCATCTTGTGAATACCACGGGCCCAGTTCCCCTCGAAGGTCGATATCTTTATGCCCACCAAGGGCCATAGAGAATCGAGGATCTTGTTTCATGACATGATCCATAACACGTCTCAATATTTGCTGAACCAGATTGGCGGCAGTAAGAGAGCAGGTAGGAAACCTGGTCTTAAGCCCCTTCTCTTCAGCATTTATTGGCAGTATGGGTATGTAATCTAATTTAGATAATACATAATCAACTGCTAAATGCAAGTAATCTTGGAATATCTTCCCCATATGGGGAAGCTGTACCTTGAGTGTTTCAAAGTCTTGATTAAACAAGGCATCCACACCCAATGGCTTCACCTGCGATCCTTTATACATGTGATGTGAAAGGATCTCCAAATATGTGGCAGCATCATCATTGATGCCGGCAGGTTCAGCCAAAGATTGCTTCTTCCGGAGTGCATAACCTAGAATAACCAGGTGTGCAATACCGGAATTGTGCCCCCCAAGTTTACGTGTGTAACCAAGGGCAGCATGACCGGAAGGCATTGTAAATAACTCTGCTTTTGTGAGAGGGGCCCATCTATGGACATACTCTTCACAAAATGACTTCCAGTCATCGGGTTCGGGGGGAGGAGGAGTTGTCAACCTAGTTATCAAATCCTCAATCCCCGTTTCGTTCTTAGGAGCAGGAGGGAGAGCTCGCGCTGAATAAGACGCGAGAAAACCCATCCTTCGGTTATTAAATATTAATAACCTGCCCCTAGGCTTCGGACCTCCGAAGTACCATTTCCTATTGGCTTGTGCTGCCGCCTTGAGACGGTAAGCTGCTTCCAATGGATGGTAAACTACTTGGGAACGAAAACGTTCCACACCTTGTAGAGCCCTTGAGTTGAGAACGAAATTTACGTTCCAACGATTCAAGTACTCTGCACGGACAACCTGGTAACTACATAATAATGCATCCCAGGTAGCCCTCATGAACATGAGAATTTCAAGCCTAAGAAAATATTTCTTAACATGCTTGTTCTCAGGGTCGCGCTTCCGAAGACCGGAAGCGAACCTCACCATATCCTCTGCAAAAATTGCATAGTATTGGTGGTTCGAGAGGACCACATCCTTGGTGCTAGGCCGCATCGGCAGAATCAGTTTGCCACGTCCATTTATAGCGCCACACTCCAAAGAAAGCTCACGATAATTCGCGAGTATTTCCACGGGGTAACGAAATAACGGGTGGAGCCGCTCATTGGCAACAATGCCAATGTGCGTCTGGTAGTAATGGTCCAAAATTGGAACATTAGCACCCGGATTCCATGTGCCTGGCCAGTCATCTTGAGATTGGTCAGGTTGCCTAATTGGCTTAGTGGTAAATTTACCCAGCCTCTTAGACCTTATTCTCTTGGAAGAGAATACGGAGGGAGTCTGTTGAGACTCCAGACCATTAATTTGGTCA